GTTCGAGTCCTGTCACCTCGACCACAACAAATGCCGTAGATTCGTTTAAATCTACGGCATTTTCCTTTTCAAGTACACGTTTTAGTACACACTTACCTATTTTCTCTGCAAACTGTGTACCAAATCATTATACACATCCGGCCTCACTTCTTTCAGCGCATCCATAAACTCATCCAGCACACGCCACACTCGCCCGGTATCGGTCTTTTTTACAATTTCCAAAAATTCACTCATCCTGTAAACGCTCCAATTTCCGCATTACGCCATTATAAACTTTAGGGTTCGCCACATATAAAGCCGACATAAGCTCATCCAGCACGCTCATCGCATCCGTAAGGTTTACATTTGACACAGCCCGTAAAAAGTCACTGCTGCCAATAGCAGCCCTTGTAGACGGCTCTGCCGCTTCGTAGTAGCGCACAGGCTCTTGCAGTTCTGCTTTCTGCGGAGAATGGGACGCATCTGCAAGACGCTGATTTTTCACAACATAAAGCGCAGCCAAATTTTTAACTCTGGTCATGGTGAGTTCGCTGTTTTCGATTTCGGCTATAGCGCCGTCAATCTCTCGCACGTCAACCATAGCCCTTACACCTCACTTTAACCGTTTCGCATCGTGTCAATGCAGCGCTGGATGACTTCCCTGTCTTTGCTGTCAGCCCCGCGCATAATATCTTCCATGCGGGAAATCAGAGAATCGCGCCCATCGTCCATGCTGTAGTGCCCGCGCACATAATGCGAACCGCGCCGCGCATAGCTGCTGCCGCGTCCATAATTGCCGCGCATGTTGGCGCTCCAATCACCATCGCGGCTGTAATCTTCATCGCGGCTGTAACCGTCATCTTCCAGCATGACAATTTTGTCGATGTTTTTGATAGTGTCAGTCAGCTTGTGAACAGTTTCCAAGTCACCGGCAGACATTTCACCCTTCTTTCCGATTTCGTCCAGTTCTGCGCACAGCATGTCTTTCAAGTCATACAAAACTCTTTTACTCATGGTTTACTCCTTTCAGCTCACTCTCTCGACCACAAAGTTTGCGTTTGCAAACAAAACGGTTTGTGTGCTTGTATTTTCGGCGGCAACGGTCAGGCAGCAGCCGCGCGGAACTTCGACAAAAGCCGTGACGTAAATATTAAAATAGTTTTCTACTGCTGCCGGTGTCACGATTGCAGTCGCACTGTTCAGCGGTTCACCGTTGATGGCAAGCGCAGCCGTAATAGCTCCCACTGTGCCGCCGGTAGGGATAGCAATGTTTGCACCAAATCCCACTTTGAAACGGGCTTTGCACTGGTTTGTAATGCCGCGCAGCGTAACAATACCGGCGCCCTCTCTGTGTACGACACAGCCCTTGCCCGCTACTGCCGTTTCCGTCAGCGGCACGTTCTGGCCTGCTGCCACGCTCACGGTATTGGCATTTGTAAATTCAGCCATAAAATCATTCCTTTCAAAAAAAGATAGTGGCGGGACGATTGCCCCGCCACATTTTGCACTATCGGCACGGGGCCGAACATGTCAGATGTTCCGACAAGTTGCCGTATTCATTTTTAGCATCCGCAGCCGTTGCAGGCGCCGCAATTCCCATACTGATACGGAGCAGGGACGGGGAAAGCCGGAACAGGGCGGGGGTTGTAGTAAGCAAGCTGCCCGCTCATATAGGCTTTCAGCGTTTCATTCTGCGCAGCCTGACTTGCGGCAAGCTGTGCGGCAAAAAGCTGCTGGTTCTGCTCGGCAATCTTGGCATCTTTAGCCTCAATGCGCTGCGCCGTCAGTGCGTCAAGCACAGCGCGGGCGTTCGCGTTCTGGTTTTCGATGATGTCCCGAGTGCCGTTCTGAATGGTCTGGCGCGTGTCGCAAGCCTGCGTAGCGAGGTTGTAGTTTACGCCCTGGATAGCCTCGCGGGTCTCGCAGCAGCAATTCGCCTGCTGCATCTGCATTGCGTTGAGCTGCTGCATAAATGCGGCCTGCTGGTTTGCGCGGCTGATTTCAGCCGACATAAAGCCCTGCTGCATAGCGTTCTGCACACCGTTGACAAGCTGTGCCTGAGCATAGAAGCCATCGCACAGGCCGTTGTTCACGACGTCGATTTTGCGCTCAACGTTGGCAAAATCACTGGTGAGGATGTATCCATCAACTGCGCCGGTGCTGCCGTTGCCGCCAAAGCCGTTGTTGCCCCAGTTGCCGCCCCAGCCGCAGAAAACGAAGAGGAAGAGAATAATAATCCACCACGCACCATCGCCGCCAAAGCCCCAGCCGTTGCCATTGCCCGTATTTGCGGGCTGAACAGGCATTGTCATAACAGTGCCGTCCGAAGAAAGACTCATGTTTAACTCCTTTCAAAAGTTGAATGTATTGTTCACCGTGCGCACGGTTTGAACCTATTTTAAAAAGCTCTGGAACTGCTGCGCCATTGCTTGCAGCTGGTTTAGCTGCTGCTGGCTCATTTTGCCAGATTGCAGCAGCTTTTGAACTTCTTGCTTCGGGTCGCCTTGGAAATTCTGTCGGAACTGCTGAAACTGCTGCATCATTTGCTGGAATTGTCCCATTGCGCCCGGAATTTTGCCCCCGCCAAGAGCGTTAAACAGAGGGTTGCTCATTGTCTGCCTCCTTTTTCTTGCGCGTCAAAGGTTTATCTGCCGCCAGCGCGTCAAAGCGGGCTGTCAGCGCGTTAAACTCTTGCCGTGTGACATATTCCTCTTTCGGTTTTTGCGCGGTCTGTGCGGGCTGCTTCTGGCTTGCCGTGCGTTCCGAGTAGTCAAAAACGCGCAATGGCTGTGGCATACCGCTGGCGTCGGTGGACTTAATGTAAAATGTACTGTTTTCGCTGTCCATCAGCAGTACGCTGTTCCCTGCCGCCACCATATACGCTTTGGCTCCTTCTTCACCCTGCACCCAGATAATAGGCGAGCTTTGCTGTGCCGGTTGCTGCTGCGGATATGCCGCTTGCCGGAGCTGTGTAAGCTGATCGGGCATGGCCGACGGCATCTGCTGCCCCATTGGATAATAGTTCGGCATATAGCCGGGCTGATACGGTACGCCAAACGCCATAGTCAATCATCCTTTCTGCCAGTAGTACAGCGGCACTTCATCTCCGCTGTCCCATGTATCCAGCCAGTCCCCATTTTGCACGCACACAACATGCGTAGCCATTGCCAAAATATACGTGCCGTCCGAGTGGTCTTTTGCAAACTGCGCCACTGTGTAACAATCCGGGCAGCTGTTTGGCAACGTGTAGCGCTTCCACCCACATCTCCGCAGATAACTGCCCCAGACATAGTTTGCAGACGGCATATCATGCAGTTCAAATCCTGCCAACACAAGCGCCGCATATACAGCCGCCCACTCTTGATCCGTTGCGGCTGCAATGGCTCTGACGGTACAATCGCCGACGCGCTTTTGTTCCGGGTTTAGGTTGATTTGCTTGTATGCCATCCGAACCGCTCCTTTTATCTAAATTGTACAAAAAAAGACGGCACAACGTAGGCCAGTAAAGTGCCAACATTGTGCCGTTTTTGGGACAAAATAAAAAAGGCGCGGCCACAAAAGCAGCCGCGCCCTTTGAATCAGCCTATTTTTGTTTTGATGCTGTGTACGCGCCGTTTTACCGTGCGCTCGCTACAATTCAGTTCTGCCGCAATATCAGCATTGCGCCAGCCGCGCCGCCGAAGCTGCAAAACATCCGTTTCTTCATCGGTCAGCAAACCGCCGACAAAATCAAACTTTGGCATGATTACTCATCCTTCTTGTTCTTGCTTTCTGTCTGCGTGCCAAAATAAAAGGCCACGACCATTGTCACAATGGTCATGACCGTGTCAGGCTGTAATTTCTCCCGCAGCGCCAAAGCCGCAAACACTGCAACGACAACCAGCGTCACAATGGTTTTTACCTTGAAAAGCGCTGCAATGTTCTTGATAAAATCACCCATAGAGCTGTACCTCACTTTCCGTCCAAATCGTGCAAACGCTGCTCATGCCGTTGCAGCGTTTCATCTTGTTCTTCGTTGTGCTCCCACAACCGTTTATGGCTCGCACTGTTGCTCTTGTCGTTTTCCTGCACTTGCTTGGCCACGCTGTCAAGCAGCGCTTTCAGCTGCGTGATACTGGTATTCAACTTAAACAGCGGCGTCGTGACCGTCATAATCAGTCCAGCAAGTACAACAATGTCCTTGACGATATCCCAATCCGTCATTCTTCACTTCCGTTCCGAGCGTTAGGCCCATTCAGATTTGTACAGCCCTGCATCCGTCAGGCCGCGTTCCTTGCACAGCAAGTAGATTGCGTCTGCATCCCCCTGCGTCACCGGCCCTACCGTGATGACCTGCAGTTTGTTTGCAGGCTTGTCCGCTGCGGGCAGGGCCTTGACCAGATGATTCAAATCAACCACGCCAGTGATGCCCGGCACGCCGCCCTTCGCGGCCTGACTGTACTGGTGGATGTAACGCGGCAGCGTTTTGTCGTAGTTCGTGCGCGTGTCGGCAAGCCAGCCGATGTAATCTTCACACAGGTAGGTGTAGTCAATGTTTGCGCCTGAAAAGGCCGTGAAGGTGTAGATGCCTGCCGTGAATCCGTGCGCTTTGGCCCTCTCACAGAACGCCATTGCGATTGCCGTGCGCTGGTCTTTGGTCAGGTTGTCGGCGCGGCCATCGTGCGTGGCATGGCTCCACTCGGCATCGAAAAACAGCGGGTATCCAGACGGGGCAAGGCTTGCGCAGAAGTCTGCCTCCTCGCGGGCTTCTTCCACCGTGATGGCCTGCGAGAAGAAGTAGAACCCCAGCAGCTTGTTGTTGGCCTTGGCCCCGGCAAGGTTGGCATCGTACTGCTCATCCTTCATCAGCTTTCCGCTGCCGTAGCCACGATAGCCGATGCGGACAATAGCGCGGTAGGGAACTTTTGCCCAGTCAATAGCGCCCTGATGGTGAGACACATCAATCAGCACTTCCTCGCCGCTGGGCTGTGCAGCGTCTGCGGGTTTTTCTACTGCGTGCTCACCGGGGCGGTATGTAAACACCTGGCTGCTTGCCGTGGTAAAGTCGCCGTCCAGCCACACCAGCGGATTCGTGCGGCTGCCGTTCAGAATGACTTCAAAATGCAGGTGCGCCCCAAACACATTGCCGGTAGTGCCGCTATAGCCGATGAGGTCGCCCTCTTTGACCTGCTGTCCCAGCTTGACGCAATATCTACTCAGGTGTGCGTATCGGGTTTGCAGGGGCTTTCCCTTGTAGGGCGCGTGCTTGATTCTCACCATGTTGCCATAGCTCTGCATCCCGGTTTTTGTATGGCCGTCCCAGTTCTGCACCTGGTCAACTGTGCCGCCCTCTGCCGCGTAGACCGGCTGCGTGCTGGTATTGCCGATCTGGGTGCGCATGTCGATTGCCCGGTGCATACTGCCGTCGTTGTAAAACCATCCTTGTGTGATGATGTGCTGGGCCAGAGGCCACGCCAGCAACACCTCACCGTTTGAGAGTCTCATTGATTTTCCTCCTCGTACAGCGGATGTTGAATCTGCTCATTCGTTGCGTTGTCGTCCTGCACCGTTTCAGCGTCCAGCGCATCATAATACGCCTGCGCCAGCGCTTCCACCTCTGCAATGTCCGCCTCATCCAGCAGGCCGTTGTCGTAGTGCGTGTACGCCTTGTCCAGCCAGAACGCAACGTCACGTCCTGCTGCAATCTCTCGCTTGATACTGCGCAGCGTCAAATCGTGCCGTGCTTTACTCTTAATCGCCATTTTTTACTCCTTTCAGTTGATAGAAGCAACCGCTGCTTCCAAATCAGTGATTCGTTTAATGGGGTCTGCGCGTCCCGTCACAGTCGCGCTGTCGGCATCGGTCAGCACGGTATTCGCACCAGCAAGCGCGGGCAACGCCGTCCCGCCAGTGGCGGTGAAGGGTACAGGCTCTGCCAGCTTGTAAGCAATTTGTACTGGCGTGCCAGCGTCGTTCTGGGCGGCAAGGTAGGCTTTCAACGAATCAACTTCATGTCCCGCTGATATATCGGGTAGCGAGCTAGTCAGCATGCTGAACATAAAATAGCGCGACGATCCGACTGTCGCAAGGCCAATTCCAGCATTCCGCCCACCCCACACATCTTGGTTCGGAGTCTCTAAATGGCTACAAATGACTTTTGCGTTTATATCATCATAATCATTGATGTCGTATGTATAAAATCCTGTAATAGCAGGGTTGTGAGCGTTGATTCCCCATGAGTTCCATGATTCTGTGCCATTCAGAATTACGAGCTTCCACGTATCCGGCCCCTCTCCCTTCACCGCGTCCACCTCACCGCCATAAACGGTTTCAGGCAGGGTCAGGGTGTTGGTCTGCCCGATGTACGGTGTGTAGGTGGTGGGGGCGGTGGTGCCTGTATAGTACATAAATCTGAACTGTATATCTACAGGTGTATTTGGTGATAGTGGGGACTGTAATACAATTGACTTATCACTTTGAATGCGAGTTATGCTATTTGCAACACCTTTCAAGACAAACAATTTTGCATTATACCCTTTGGTCAATTTGGCCAGTGTCACTTGGTCTGTAAATAAAACTCTGAAGGTAGCCTGTGGGGTGTCCTTATTCACTTTTGGTGTACCAAATACCCTTATAAGTCCAGTATCATCGACAGTTACAGTAAGGCCATACGCTGCACTGGGTGTTGCGGCTCTGCATTGTGCAACATCTAATAAATTCTCCCCGCACCGTTCGACCCTCACGCTGTCACGTCCCTTGATGGGACGGATGTTTTCGTAGGGTTCCCACGCCGTGGGAGTATCTTTGGACACCATCAGCCGCAACTGTATGTCGTTGTTTACACCTGGTGTAAGCTCTGCTGCAATTGCCAGTGAGTTCTCGCTCTCTGTGCGCAATCCCCAAGCGTTATTCACCTTGCCTTTGATTGCCCAGGCAGTGACCTTGTAGCCCTTGCCCCGCAATTCTTCCTGGCTGCATGTACACACAGCAAAAGAGTAGAATTCTGTTGCCGTTACTTCTTCATTCGGAACGCCGCTTACCTTGAAAACATCTCCGTCGAGGGTGATGGTCATGCCGTATGGTTTTCCAACTGTGGGCACACATTTGTTTGTATCCAGCAGCTGTTTACCGCCACCTGCCGGATACGGCGTTCCCGTGCCCTCCTGCATGGGTTCCCACTTCGCTTTCACGCCCAGCGCATATCCCGCCACGGGGTAACACACAACAGGGTTGCCGCTTTCTTCCAGCGGCGGACAGAGCATATCAATGATGTGCTTGCTGCTCCACGGCGCGTCCTCGCTCACCGCCGCATCATCAATCTGTACGCCGTCCTTTCCGGCAGGCCCCTCCGGGCCAACCTCTCCCTGCGGCCCCTGCTCACCGCGCTCACCCTGCGGGCCAGTATCACCCTTGGGGCCAACCGGGCCAGTTTCGCCAACAGGCCCCTGCGCGCCGGTATCGCCCTTCTCGCCTTGTACACCCTGAACGCCCTGCTCACCTTGGGGGCCGCGCTCTCCGGTGTCGCCCTTCTCGCCCTGAATACCCTGCGCGCCTTGCGGCCCAACAGGCCCCTGCGGGCCGACTGGGCCGATAAACTTCCCGTTGTCGGCGTCCTCCCTCACGCTGTTGGCGATGTCCTCCGCGTTCGTGGCGCGCTGATCGGCGTCCTTTGCCGCGTCCCGGGCATCCTGCACCGCCTGCAGCACCTGCGCCGCCAGCTCTGGCGTCGGCTCGGATGCAGAGCCGCCGTATATGCCCGCTTGTTCAAGGATATGATACTCCACGTTACAACTCGCCAGCTGCACGCCGGGGGCCATCCCGGCCAGCACAAGCACGCCATCCTTGGCCTCCTTCGTCACCTCGGGCGGCACGTCCATGACATCCCCATCCAGCAGGGCCACGCGCAGCGGCTCTTCCCGCCCGGGGATGTGCCATGTTGCGGTGAGATTGAGTCCGTCCCACCCGGCCCCGCGCTCGATTTTTATAGATTCTATGCCATAGCTGGAATTAGTCCCAAGCACCAGCTTTCGCGGTGTAGGGGTGTAGTTGTCCAGACTCAAAGTATGTACCATGCCATACCTCCTTAACAGTACAACAGTTTCTCGGCGCGCCGCAGTTCAGGGCTGCGCTGCATCGGCGTAGGCGGTGCTCTCAACGTCTGCTGGGACATATCCGCATTCTTTCGCCACAGCATGATTATTCCTCCAACAGCTTTTTAACTTTCTCTCGGATCTGTTCGGGTACATCATCAATGGTCTTGAGACCCTTGCGAATCAGTGCAACATAAATCTTAGCCATGTTTAGTTACCTCCCAAAATCATTTCGTAGACTTCCGCAAGCGCGACCTGCACATCGGTCACACTGCTTGCATTGGCAGAGATGGCAGCTACCAACTTCTCTTCATTGGTTTTCTCACGGAACGCGAGGTAGAAAGTGCCGTCAGCCCATTCCATCTGCTGAACGAAGACCATATCTGTGTAGGTAGTCTCGGTCTCTCCATCAGAGACCTTCATAGTAGATAGATTATCCTTGAAGATAGTCTCATCCACCTTTTCTTTGCTGACGTAGTTCGTGCCGTTCATATCCAGCCCGGTCAGCTTTTTGCCATTGGCAAGGGTGATAGTGTACATCTCGTTACCTCCGTTAATTGTGTATAGTGTATCCACATCACTTCTGTTGCTTACTCACTTGCTAATAAACCTCCTTGTGGGGCGCAGATTTAAAATATACAAAAAGCAGGGCGAACGCCACGAGAATCAGAAGCGCCGTATTGGTCAGCATTACCGCCGGTGCCGATAAGGGCGAAATTGGAAGCGGAAATAACGTCTCTCAACCACCATAGCTCATGATTAAAAATTCTGCTCTGTTCGTGCCGGAATAACGGCAACTGGGATTTCTCTACACGGAAGTTAGTCGGGACATTGCTACCATCAGAAACAGGGGAAAAAATACCACTGCCGTAGACCATCTGCTCGCACATAAGGTCTACCTCGGAATCGCACCATACGACATTGGAAGCACGACCATTCGCAACAGCATTCGTAAGAAAGATTCGATGATTGAGAACATGACCGTTGAACGCACTCTTGATAGTGGTCTTAGCCTGTTCGAGATTGCTCTTGTACATATCCGAGCCGACATAGCCGCCAGCTGTAGTATTTGCCGCACCACCTTCGTAACCGCCAGAACTGGTATTGTGCATCTGTGCGGTGTATAGGCAAGTGTCCGGCACGATAACGACATGATGAGTAGTACAAGCCGTGTCGCCGCAGTTCAGGTAGTAATCGAACGCCGCAATTCGCCAGTTTACCCAGTCAATCGTCCAATAGTCACCGATAAACAGGTTGTCGAACGTTCCTGCCTTAATAGCTGCATACTGGGCAGCAGTCACAAAATCGCCCAGATACTTGCCCCGGTAGATAGCGTTGTGTGCTCCTGCGTTTGAATACTGCAAATTCGCAAGTGTATTGTTTACCTTTGTAATATCCGCTGCCAGCACATCGGTCTGGGCTTTTGTATAGGCTATAATGCCGCCTGCATCAGATACTTTACTATCAGGGTCATATTCGCTCTTTGTCATCGTATTGGTTCCGGCGTGAAGCATATCCAGCTCTTTCTTAATCTGCGCCAAAAACTCCGAAAACTGGCCCTGCATGGTTGTCGTATCAACAGTAACCCAGTCGGTCACGAGGCCGCACACAGTGCCATCAAGGCGATCATCTGTGATATTATCTGCATCAATCTTGCTTGCAGCGGCAGCAACATTGATTTGCGCGAGCGAAATTTGTCGCTTTAGCGTATCATTTGTTAATTTTGGCGGCGTAGGAACACTATTCGGCGTTCCTTTTAGCACTTCAATACGCGGCTTTTCCGCATAATCCACCGTGTCCCAGCTAACAACAATCCTGTCAATACGTGGCAAAATGGCATCTGGCAACGGGATTGTCAGCTGCAACTCACTTCCGGTTTGTTCTTTTGTATCATTCCAAAAAACTGTGCCGTCCGCTTTGTCGTTCGCAAGCCAGCCCACACCATCTGAAACGCTTACCGTCATATCGCCGTTTGCGGTAACACTTAAATTGCCATCTGCGCCAAAAACGCCGCTGGAACGCCCATGCAGCCATTTCATAACATTTTCGGCTCCAATGTATTCATCCACGTTATTCGGAAAATTTTTGATTTCTGCCACTTTATCACCTCAAAACTGTTAAAATCGGGTCGCCAATAACCAGCTTGACGCTTGATCCGTTTGCATCCTGTGAATACTTTGCTGCCGTGATTCTTGCCTTGTACTTAACACCAAGCCGCAATGAAACGCACCAGACCAAATCTCCGACATTATATGCCGTGCCCAGTTCGTCACCGTAAGCGTCAATGTCAAATCCGTTTCTGTTCAAATGGCTGCCTAGCTGCAACGCTGCATACTGCTTAACACGTGTCTGAAACGCAGCGTTTGTCTCTCCTTCCCGCTGGCTGTCGCCGCTGAAACTTGCCCATAGTTCCCGTCGCTCGTTGTCGCTGGCCGTGCCAGCCTGCACCACAAACTTTGTACCGTCTTTGTACTGCGCTTCACAATAGCACACGTTTTTGTATTCAGAAATATCCTTGTCAACTATCAGCCCGGGCGCTGTTCCGCGTTCCTGCACAAACAGGACCGCGTCTAATCCCTTTGTACGGTCAACGCCCTTATACAATTCAAACGTTTCTGTTTTGGCTCTGTAGTCCAAAACCATCCGGTTCCCAATCCCGGCATCTGTCAAAATCGGTTGTATGCAGTTTAACAGTTCATCCCCGTACACCTCTGTTGCTGTCACGGTTTCTGTCAAGCCTTTTTTCTCTGCAAGCAGTACAGGCAGCCCGCGCAGGTTGGCAGTAATAACGCTGTATACATCCGTTTCCACGTTGGCAATGCTGGCAGTTTCCGCAATAACACGCCTGTTCAGTTTGTTGTTCAGGCTGTAACCGTTCAACGTGATTTCGCTGTTATCGCAATCAAACTGTATTTCTTCCACCGTATACGCAAGTTTTCGCTCTACAATGTACAAAACAGCATCCAGCTCCACTATCCCGATGTTGTACTCATCCATCGGCAAAACTACCGTAAATTTTCCAACATCGTTATAGTAGTCGCTAAATTCGCTGCTGATCGCGTGCGTGATTTCGTGTCGGTTGCTAAGGTCAGGGGAGAACAGCTCTAATCTCATATTACCGTTACACCCGCACTTTCTTCCGCAAACGAAACGCTCATTTCAACATTTTCAAGCCCGCTGTCCGCAGTAGGCTTCCACGCATTATCGCCCGTATGGATTCTGTACAGTGTACTTTCAAGCGTCAGCGCACCTCGACAGTCACCGTCCTTAGAGCTTGTGACCGTTGTCTTTCCGTGCGATGTCTTGATAACAACACGCTCATCTTCCACAAGCGTTTTTTCCAGCCGCAGCACTTCACCTGTCAGCATGTTTTCAATGCCTACGTTTGTTGCAGTCTCGCCAACGCAATTGATTTCCAGCATAAACGGCACATCAAACTGCCCAAAATTCTGCAAAACAATGTATTTTAGAACAATGACTTTGCCAAAATAATACGTTTTGCTGATATTCCATAGGAATTTAAAACCTTTTTGCACGCCGCGCAGCTGCATTGCCTTTCGTTCGCCGCTTTCCCAATACGGGTAGGGAGCAAGCAGGCCAAGCTGAAACGGCGCACCGCGTTTTGATGCGCCAATGGTGGGCGATGCCGTTACAATAACGTCTATGTGCCAGTCTCCGGCATATAACACCCCGGTCAGGTCAGGCCGTACAACGGTTATAAGCGCGTCTTTCAGCGCTTGTGCATTGTCGCCGATAACTTTCCCATTGATGGTAATAGGCCGCGTCTGAATGGCCTTAGATTGTACAGTAGCGCCTACTTGACCGATACCCTGCGCCGTATTGGCAGTGACCGAAATTGTATCAATGCCATCCGGCTTGCTGATAAGATAACCATGCTCATAGTCAAACACGATAGACTGCCCCAGCGAATTGACGTACTTGAAAGTCTTGCTTAAAAAACTCATAACGCCCACCTCGCCCGTTGGAAATACGCCGCTGTGCTTGCTGCCAGTTCAACCGGTGTCTGCTTTGCTGCGTAAATATTTTGCGTCAGGGTAAAACCGTTGCCGCTGCCCTTACCGCGTCTGTAACTGTCCGCTTCATCGGCAGTCAGAACCATCTCGCCGCGATGCAGATTTGCAACATAGTTGTTATAGGGGACATAATCCATGCCGCCTGCGTGGCTACCGTCAGACCCCGTGTTGTTTTTCACATCACTTGCATTGATGACAAAAATACTCTTGATGCCATCCCACAAGCCCTGCACGAAGCTGACAAGACCGCCCCAAACAGCCGCAATGCCACCCTTGATGCCCTCTACAACGTTTTGGCCGACAGTAGAGAAAAAGCCAAACACACCTTCAAAGATGCCCTGAATCGACTCCCACGCGCCCTGAAAGTCACCGGACAACACAGCGTCAATCGTAGAAAACACGCCGGTAATCAAATCAAACACAGTCTGGAAAAAGCTTACCGCAACATTCCAGATGCTTTGAATGATAATCCACGCGCCCTGGAAGAATCCGCTGATAATCGGTGCAAACGGCGTAAAGATGACTACAATTGACTGGAAGATAGCCTGAAAGAATGCGCTTGCCCATGCCCATACAGTCTGTACAAGGCTCCATGCAGCGCTGAACGCTTCACCGATGCTCTGTATGACTGGGGTCAAATCTGTAATGACCTGCGTAACGACCTGCCCAATAACCTGCATAGCCGTTTCAACATAAGGCTGTACATATGCCACGACTTCCTGAATTTTGGCAGAAATCGCATCCCACGCTGCATTGGCATTGTTTTTAAAACTATCAATAATGTTAGCAATATTTTCTATTGCCGTTTTCACATTATTGAAAATATCCAGCAAAAAAGAAAAGTCAGAGCTTTCAATTGCGCTTGTCAGCCCAGAAATAATTGCATCGCCAAAAAACGAGAACACATCAGCAACAATGGGCTGCAATTCGCTTGCTACGCTGCTTAACCCGCCGAAAAGCGCCTGCAATCCCTCTTCAATAGTTGGTTCCAGCTCCATAATCACGCCGCTTACATAAGGCGCAAGCTGTGTGACCAGTTCGCTCAAACCATCAATCAAAGTAGGCACAATTTCTTTGATGCGCGGTATAATGTTGTTTCCGGCAGTAATAACGCTGTCAACAAGGTTGTCCACCAAGGCTTGAAAATCTTGCTCCGGGTCTGCAATTCCGGTCAAAAGATTTTCCCAAGCGCTCTTCATCGACGCTGTACTGCCTTGAATTGTAGTCGCAGCTTCCTTGCTGGTCGTTCCCATGATGCCCATGTTTGCCTGCACGACATGAATCGCTTGCACAATGTTTGCGTAAGACATACTGTTGGAATCGACCGTAACACCAAGCTCTTTTTGCGTGTCCGTCATGGCAGCAGCTTCTTTGATAAGCCGCTTCATCTCAGCCTGCGTACCGCCGTAGCCGATCTTAAGATTGTCGAGCATAGTATAGTTTTGCTTCGCAAATCCGTTATATGCATCCTGTATGGACTGCATATTGGTGCCCATCTTGTTCGCGTTATCGGACATATCCGAAATTGCAGTATTTGCCATTTCGGCGGCTTTATTTGTGTCACCGCCCAAACTTGAAACCAGAGCAGCAGCAAACGATGTGGATGTTTCCATGTAATCATTTGCTGAAAGACCCACATTCTTGTATGCGTCTTTTGCGTAGTTTTCTATGATTCCCGCGCTATCTTTGTACAGCGTTTCCACGCCGCCTACAAGCTGCTCGTAGTCAGCATAGCTGTCCAACGATGCCTTGCCGATTGACACGGCCATGTTTGCAGCGGTTTTCCCGATTTCCGTAATGCCGTTGGCTACGGTCCGCAAACCGTCCGAAACAACATTGCCGAGCAACGTACCGCTGAAAACGTCCATTAAGGACGATGCGCCGCCTTTTGCCTTCTCAACACCTTTTTCATAGTCGTCTGTGTTCAGGCTTAATTTGGCATAAAGGTTAAAAATGTCCACTTACTCGCTCACCTCCTGCCGTTCTTTTGTTTCCAACCCATGCCGCGCCGCAAAGTCTTTGAAATCTTCCTGCACCTGTTCCGGTGTCCGCGTATCCACTTTGGGCGGGTGGATAATGTCAATATATCTCGCTGGCCTGTCCTGTACGCCGGTCACAGCTACCACAAGGCTCCACGCACTATCAGTCATGTACACCTTGTACAGCTGTTCCTCAAAATCAGCTTTTAAAGCGTAAGGCAGCGCCGACACAAGCGCCTTTGCGCTCAGTTTCGGCATTTTCAGCAGTACAGGGATTACTTGTTCTGCTCGCCACCGAGATACGATTTGAAAAAATCAACAAATCCCTTATCGTTCAGCAGGTCGGCAACTTGCTTGCAGGTGATAAGAAAATTCTGTTTGCCGATTTCTTCCACCGTCAGGCCGTTGAACGGGGCGAGGATTGCGTACACGTCCTCGCGGTGCTGTTTCAACGCAATGTTCAGCAGCTTAACAATTTTCGCAAGGCCAAAACGCTGCATTGCAATACGGGTCGTTTCGCCCTTCGGCATCGCTTTCTGCATCTCTTTCACAAGCGCTTCATCATCAATCAGGTTTGTGATGGGCTGCGCGATTTGCAAAACGACTTCCAGCGCTTCGTCAGTGCTAAGTTCAGAAAAAATTCGCATTAGGCTTCATCCTCTCCGGCCTTGATATACACCTCGCACGGCACAGTGTCCTGCGCGGTAATGGAGTAGTGCGCCGTGTATTCAAAGCTCATCTGGCCTTTTTCCTTGTCGCCCGTCTGCAAGCTGAAACCGCCGGTAGACAGCGTATTTAGCATGTGAATGGCGCAGAATCCGCCATTCGTAGTGCCGTGCTTGTCCGAATAGTCGCAAAGCAGCCACAAATCCGTGAAGTCGCTGTCCTTCAGGTCGTTGCGCGGCGTGATTTTGGACACCTTGGAAGTAGTCGTAACATCCGCAGCGCCAAGCATGCTCTTGGCATTCTCTGCCGATGCCGAAACATAAGTGCCGCTACACTTGACTTCCCAAGATTCAATCTGCTTCAGCTCTTTCATGTTCTTGGGGCAGTTGTCGATGTCCTCGCCGAAGTCGGTAAAGCTTGGCACAGCCGTAAAGTTGATGCCGCCAGTCGTGGCGCCCAGCAGCGCACTTTCTTCCGGCGCAGTACCGGCAGTCGGGTCAAACGTAGTTGCAAGATAGCCTGCGTTCAGAACCAATTCTTTGAACGCCGATTCGGGAATTCTGGTAAACTTCATATTTTCACCTCAATTTAGGCATAAAAATTCGGCGGTAACGTTGATGTACCGCCGTTTTATGTTTTTGTCTGTGTCATCTGCCAGCGATTGGCAGAACGGGGAGCCGCGTTTTAACCAAATCAAGCCGCCATCTACCGGCAGCGTCACGCCGCCAATGCCCAGCGCGTCCGAAAGCTCAAGCGCCTTTGCATTGGGCACCGCTTCGCTCGTGGTATGGAACCACATGTTGACCGTCAGCGATACCGCCCCGCCGCCCCATGCGTCAAACACGGCATCATATGTCAGGTATGGAAGTACAGCGTCATCCGGCACGGCGTTGCTAGGGTATGCGGTCATAAACCGTCCGAAAAACTGCTGTAATGCAGCGCCCTTTGTCATGTAGGCAATCCCTCCCGCAATCGTTCAGCCGTAAAACTTTTTAGACCGTTCAGCATCTGGGAAGCGCTTGCCGGGGCTTGCTTTTCTTCTGGTCGGCTCGTGACCCGGAAGTATGCCCCGGTAGTCAAGTCCTTGTACACGCTGCCATACTCGATGGGCACATCTTTCCGCACAATGCCGGTATACACGCTGGCCACGCCCTGCGCTTCGGCCTGCCGCGCTTCAAGGCTGCTGTCCAATGCAACATAATTCGCAAACTCTGCGCCCTCTCTCCACTCGGTAGCATAACCGCCTTCTCCGTCAGGCTTTGTCAGCTTGTCCATGATGATGCAGCGATGCGAAAAATCATCTAAAAGGCTCATAGCTTTCTCCATTTGTTCAGCCGAGAAGCAAACACGCCATGCCAGCCCGTCACAGAGCCGCCAGAATTGCCGTTTGCGCTCGATTTGGTGTAACTGTACCCGGCAAAGCTCTCACTCTGGAATGGGCTGTTTGCGGCGTTCTCGTACTGCGTGCGCCACGCCTTAATTTCTTCTTCAAGGCGCAGAAATTCGGAAGGCACGGCCATGGCCCAGATAGCCCCGTCAAAGGTTTCATCCCTCAACGAGCAGTTGCCGTATTGATACACACCATCGTTCAGAACGCTGCCCACAATGCGGAAATACTGTCCGGCACGCAAAAAAGGGAGCGCAATGCTCCCGCCCTTGATGCTGAACTCGCCCAGATGGACGCCATTCGATGTGACAAACCAGTTCCGGCACTCCCTCATCAATTCTTCAAGCATTGCACTCCCTCTTTTTTACTGTGCTGCCTTGGCAGTTTTTGCGCTCCGGGTTTCTGCGGGCGTAATGGTGGCAACGGCGATACCGTCCAGGTACTCGGCCCACAGCTTCATGCCCATAAGAGCGTACATATCGCCAGTTGCGCGGCTGTAGTCGCCGTCAACATGCACACCAATCAGGTTGGTTTCGCCCTCGACGGTATAGTTCAGGCCCAGCTTGGCGAAATCGCTGTCGGCGGGGTCGATGTAATACAGGTCGATATTTTCAACAGGCACGGCGATAACCTTGTTCTTTGCAATGTACTTTTCGGGCAGCAGGAACAGGGTAGAGTAGCCCATGAAATTCTGAACATAGGTCAGGCCAAAGGCGGTCTGCGTGGTGATTTCTTTGTCGCCCAGATAGCCGTAGAAGTCCAGAATGTTGGCAAAGCCGACAACCTCGGTAACATCACGATCCATGCTGGCGAACTTGTCCAGCACGTTGCCCTTTGCCAGAGCAAGACCCTGCTGCCAAGTGGTAGCAGCTACAGCCAGAGAGCCAGTGTTCAGGAAGGTGTAGAAGTCGCCCAGAACCTTGTTCTGCAGGGCGACAAGGAACGCCTCGTCGGTCTTTTCAACGGCAACATCTGCGCCGTACTTGGCGACTGCCTCAACGGATACGCTCTTAGCATACTTGGCAATCTCAATGTCGCCGTAGGTTTTGGGCTCGACCTTCATCTTGGTCAGCGGGATCTCATCGCCCTCGGCAACGGACGTACCGCCAGCCAGAGTGCCGTCAACAGTGGCCTCATAGGAGACAAGCTTCGTGCCGGGGGCCTTGCGGATGGGGCGCATAATGCCCATGATGGTGCGCAGCGCGTCCCAGTTCTTGCCAAAGCGGGTGACAAAGTCAACCTCGCGGGCGTTGACAGTAATCTGGGCAGCGGTAGTCAGGTTAGTTTTTGCAGCCATATTTTGGCTCCTTTCTGTTAATCGTCAGCTTCGTTTTGCATGAGGTTCACAAGCGCTGCCTGACGCTCTGCGGTGGACAGTACATAGCGGCCCTTGTCGTCCGTCTTGTAGATGTCCTCCCGCGTCAGGGCCTTGCCGCCATTGTTGGCAGGGGGAGTAGACGTGTCTGCGCCTTTGGTGCTGCTCTTGGTGATGTACTCGCCATAATCGGTCTTGAGGCTCTTTTCAAGCGCAGCAGCGTCTTTGATAGCGCCATTTTCATCCAATTCCAGTTTGTCAAGCAGGCCGTCTCCCTTTGCAAGGCGTGCGACAGAGGAAATCCGTTTTTCAGAAATGCCGATTTTTAGCAGGACGTCGGACAGTGCCTTTTCTTTGGCAGCCGTCGTTTTTTCAGCGTCTACGTTGGCCTTGTAGTCCCCGAAAGCCTTGTGCTCTGCTTCATACTTAGCCTTGTAGCCGCCGTCGCCCTGCGCTTTCAGGTCGTCCAACTCCTTCTGAACGACCGGCAGCTTTTCTGCATCGGCTTTATACCGCGTGACGTCGTCCTTCAGCGGGTCAACAACGCCCAGATGGAGCGCCACCAGCTGATTTTCAATTTCGTCAGTGCAGCTTTCGCCAATGATTTTACGGATTTCAGCGCGTGTAAATTTTGCCATGAGGATTCTCTCCTTTTCTTCGGTGGCGGTTCTTCGCCATTTGAGTTTTATTTATTCAAAACAGCAGTGCTTCGCTGTTTTTGCGTATAAAAATAGCAACCGCCGAGAACGCCTCGGTAGTTGCTAGGTAACCTTGTCTTTTACGGTTTCACTTCAACGCTGGGCAGCACATTTGTGTGGAAATACAGCTTGTAATGGTACGGGTCTGTGTGTGTTCCTGTAATGTCCTCGACAACATACATTGTGTAGCTGTTTAGGTAGATGTAATTTTTCCTGTAAGTATCAGGGCCAACCTTTACAGTGCAGACGAGCTCGTTGCTGGAATTGTTGGAGATAGACATATATCCCTCGGCTTCCATAATGACCTTGTCTGTTCTGGCGTTATATACGGTGATTTTTCGTTCGCTCTCAAAGTAATCGGCTTGCTTGGAAATATTGGCATTTGCTTTTTCGGCTTCAGAACAACCGCACAAAAGCAAAACCGAGGCCATAACTGCGATTGCGATATAAAGAATCTTTTTCACGTGCTTTCCTCCCAATAAAAAGAGCCGAGAGGCTTATTTGCCTTTCAGCTCAGATTCAATTATTTTTCTGTATTGGTCTGCGTGGTCAGCCACTGCGGGCTTGATAAATGGTGTAGCGCGTCTGCCATCTGTCATGTGCGCATCTAAACCCTTTCTTCGCAAAATTGCAACAATGCGTTTTGCTTCTTCAAATGTATAGCGCTTTCCGGGTGTTTTGCTTTTTTTGCTTTCGTTTCCGACAACATATACCCAATATCCACTTGTCGGAGTAGGGGAGTGAACACCAGTTCCTAATTCTACATAAGTTGCATATTCAACAGGTGTTCCGACATATGCGGCCTTTTCCGTCTCAACGACAGTTGATGTTATGCTGTTTTTCAGGTTACTTGTGACAGTTGGGCATAAATTTTTTGCGTTTTTTTCTGCCTGTAACCCACATCTAGTAAGTGCACGTAAAGCAGCAGCATCTAAAGTCTTTAGTACCTCGGCGCTGTGGTCTTCAAACGTTATTTTCACGCTTCAGTTCCTCTTGAATCCATGGTACATCATCAGGAAGACGGTTGAGAGCCTTTAGAGTGTCAAAACAATCCCGAACAATCTCTTGTTCGAGATATGTATTTAGCTCTTTGTGCCCCCAATCGGGCGGAATACCTCCAATTTTATTGTCGTATGAATGGTCAATCTTTAATTCGCGCAAGCTATCTTGCATATCAAGAATATCGGATTCTTTTACGTCATCTATTGTAAATAAAACCATATTCTTTGCCCCTTTGTAAGAATACGAGCACTTTGTTTATCGCTTCTGTGTCGTCTTTTGAAGATTTAACTGCTTTTTGCAAGTGCATGGTAGCTTTAAGCATTTCAAGACGATTGAAGTCTTTGCTTTTTTCTATCGAATATGCAGAGCCATTATTCCCAACGATTGTGAGCACCTGTATATTTTCATTCTTTGAAAATGTAAACAAATCTCCGGGAGACAATGTGAGCCCGCTTGGATGATTATGGATTACTATATATTGTTCATCAAACGTTGGAAGCGTAACGTGCTCGGAATCATTTTTAGACGCATAATCACACAACGGCTGCATACTCATATCGTAGCACCGTGCCGCTTCAACTATGCCGTCGCGATTCATTACCTCGCGCAGCAGGTCTTTGTGTGCTTGCTGCAACTTTTTCTGCCCTACTTCATCCAAAACACTGCTCGGCAGAACTTTTACTCGTTCTATCGACTTTATTGTAACAGGTTTTTGAAGGTCTTGCAAGTCATTCAAAACTGTTTTCCCGTTTTCTTTTTTCCATCCCGCCCATTCTGGGTATGTTTTATTTTTTACAATAACCAATTCCCCAGTTTCTGGGTCTCTTGCTCGTCTTTCACCGATTTCGTCATCAATGCCAGGTTGCACAGAAACCATTGTGCAGCGGCAATTATAGATTAAATATCCCGGTGCGGAACTGTCGCCCGGTTCCATTAACTTATGTCCATCAACGTTAAATGGTTTCTCAACATCAACGGTCTGCCCATCTGCCCACGCATGAGCATGGCGAGTTCTGTTGTCTAATGTGGCAACCCACCGTTTTTGAATGTCAATTCCCATTCTTTTAGCGGCGATATAAGAATCTAATCGACCAGAATTTTGTGCTTCCGTCATTGCCGTTCGTGCTGTTCTGATAGCGCTTGCACGGCTCATATCCTGCATACGGCTTTGCAGGTCATTGGCGATTTTCGGGATGCTCTTGCCTTGCAAGATGGAGCTTGTAACGCTGGCTGTGATTTGCTGTTTGCCGTATTTCAAATCAATGCCGCGCTGCAATGCACGCTGCGGTGGATAATACGGCATAAGGTCAGGCTGTTCAACGACCAACCGTCTGACCGTCTGTTCATCCCACAGCGTAAAGTCTGCGCTGTCTGAAACCTGCTCAATCTTGTATGCGGCATAGTTGCGATTGAGCGTGTAAATGCCCGGCGTGGCGTCATTGACGTATGCCACAGCCGTTTCGTTGGCGTTGGTGTATCTTTCTGCCACCTTGTCCCGCAGCGCCGTAAAACGCTTGCCTCTGCCCATCTGCGCAAGCCGCCATTGCTTGTACTGCTGTTCGGTGATTTCGCCTGCATCCAGCTTTTCTTTCATGGCTGCATCACGCTTCTCGAACTGCTCAAAATAGGCTTTCACCGTGTCGGTCAGTTCGTCAGCAGCTTCTTTGTACAGCTTTGCGATGCGCTGTTCAAGCTTGGCAAGCTCGGCATCTGTCATTTTGTGGGCGTAATCAGGTTTTCTCACAGCTTTTTACCTGTTTTCCAATTGATCCCACGCTTTTTTAATGCCCGTCGCGCTGCCTGTGTCGATTCGTTGTCTTCATGTCCTCGTGCGCGGTCAAGTAAAACGTCAACTCTCGATTTTTCTACAATTTTCCCAGATTTCACACCTGCTTGATATTCTTTAATAGCCGCGCTTCTCTTTTTCTGGTATTCGTCCGCAGCTGCCGCAGCATCCTTTTGGAATTGCTTTTTCTGTCTTTCCGTCATTCCGTGCGGATTGCGAATTTTATCATCCATGTAATCGCTTATGGGAGAACTCAGCCCTCGAGCGCCAAGATATTCATCGAGTGTTGTTTTTTGTGGTTTTAATCCGCCGCTCCTACCAGCGCCGCCGCTACCGCGTTTTGCCATGTGCGATCAACCGCCTTTCTTTAATTTTCTCGTATCGTGGTGCAATTTTTGTTACGTTCCAGTCAAATTCATCCGGGCATTTTCCGTACCACAAAATTTCTGACGGTTCCAAAATTTCCAGCGCCTTGCGGCATTGTCTGGCAAAGCATTCTTTTTCATAGTCGTTGCTTTGTGTGCCAACGCTTGAAATAGAAACAATGCTGTGTTTTGGTGTGCCGTCTAAGCACCATTCAAAGCTATCCATGCCGCACCAACATAGGGTAGGAATAACGTGTATCTCATGCGCCTGCCAATACGCCGCGCACCAATGCTTGCGGTAATGGTTGTAAATCTGCATAGCAAGTGGCATTTCAGAATACAGCGAAAAATCCGGTGCGCAGACTGCTCCAAACTGCGACAGCAAATTGATGTACTTGTCAGGATTATTCCATACTCTGGAAAACAGGAAGTCGTAGCAGTAGAAATGCACGCCTTTTGTGGCTCTGTCTTTGGATACAAGCGCCTTATCAAACGGAATCCACTCCAAATGCCGCACGTCTATATGTTCCGGCTGGATAATCGGCGTATCGTATTTGCCAACGCCTAAAAAGTTGGCTTTTTCGAGGTTTTCAAAATTCAACATCTTGTCATCCCTCGCCTTCTGTCGTACGGCCTAACTCCTCTGCCGCCTTTCGCCTCATCAAATCCTCGTACTGGTCTGCGTCGCCAAGGATGGTCAGCAGCTTTTTTGTGATGTATTCATCATCGTAGTATTCCGCGCCCAGCATCACGGTCTGCGTTTCTTCCTGCTTGTTGATAATCTGGTTGCGCGTGTATGTCGGCTCGTCATCAAGACCGGCAACCGCCAAAATGCCCTTGATGCAGCGCGTCACGCAGCTTTCAAACTTGTCTGTTTTCAGGTCGAGTGGAACATAACTGGCCTTGATGGCCGTTGCAGTTTGGTTGCCAGCGCTGACAGCCGCAGAATCAAAGGCCTGAAAGTCCTCGTATAGCTTCTTTGTGAGCATATCAATAGTGGCTTGCGTTCCTTGGAACGGAGCTTCGATGCTCTGTGGCGTGGCCTTTGCGCCCTCGTCACCGTCAGCGTGAGCGACATGAGTCGTTTTAAGACGCTCGATAAACTTTGTATCGTCCTGCTCGTCCATGCCTCCGCAGTTGGTCAACACCCAGAAAATCAGGTTGCCTTCGTCAACGTTGTTGACCATATTGCTGCTTGCAAGGTCGAGCGCGTCAATGGTATTCTGTCGCCCCTGTAGCTCGCTGTGGGCCTGCTCGCCGTTTTTCAGCGGGATAATAGGAAATCCAGGATAGTTTTCACCGTCATAAATTTCTGTGCCGTCTGCCTCGCTGGTGCGCAGCTTCAGCTTATAGGCGCGTTTCGGCTTGAGAATCGCCATATCATCGCTTTTGGGCTTTAGATATTCTGTGTAGCCGTCAAGCTCGTACAGCGTGGCGCGCAGTGGCTTATTGTCTGCCACCTGCCAAAAACGGATTCCGGCTTTAATGGAGCCGTCTTCCTCGTCGTACAGGGGAACAAATTCCTCTGCTGCGAACACCTGCACGTGGTCTAGATTCCAGAATACGAAAGACTGGCCGTCAATCAAAGCATGGCGGGCAGCGTCCATAATATCTTCGTCAAACGTCGCACCCAGCGCCTTTTTTGTCTCCGGCTCCTGAAATGAAACGCCGTTGCCCAGCAAATACGAAACTTCTTGGTCTACGACCAAGCCAAAGAACTTGCTTGCTATCTTGTGATTTGCCGTGTACATGTCACGGTGCGCCTTGCCCTGCATGTCGTAGATGAATTTTTCGTATTTGTTGATTGTAGGGTTTTCTCCGTGGTAATACTTGTTGGCGTTCGCTGCAAGGCGTGTGCTATGGTCGGCCTTATACTCATTGATTGCGCTCAGTATGAAACTCATGCGGGCCTTTTCGTCCTCGCCAACCGATACAAAATCTTGGTATGTTTTCACGTCTTCTCACCGCCTTTACACGAAAATGCTCTTGTATCTGGTTTCGGCGGTGTCTCCCGCCTTGTTCGCTGTGCTTTCCATCGCGTACCGCACTGCGTCAATGTGATGGTTATTCAAATCCGGGTAGCCTTCTAAGACTTCACCTGTCTTGCCGTCCCGCTCGTATTCATACTCGCTAAACTCTTTTGCAGTGTCTGGGCAACGTTCTGGGTCAATGACAATAGCTTTCAGCATTTGCAACCATTTTGTGCCATATCGAACCGATTTCGGCCCCTTGCGGGCCGGGAACGTCTTTACGCCGTACTTGTTATAGTCCGCAATAGATTTCGGCTCTGCACTATCCGCACATACTTTGTCCTCACGCGTCAGCCCTTTATCCAAAAGCAGTTGCGCAGTGTCCCTGTTGCTGGTTCTACGCCGTGTCAGTTCATCGAAGATGTACAGCGTGCGCCGCGCTGCGTCATAGTGCATTGCATTGTATGCCCATGGGTCAGGATACCAGCCCCAGTCAACGCCGCGCTTGATTCTGTCGAATGTTTTCAACTGCTCGTCTGTGATTGGTTGAATTTTCAGGTTTTCGAATACCGCTGTGCCGCTGCCGACAACCTCGCCCAGATACTCGTGTCGGTAGGCCGTTTCGTTTGTACGCTGCAAGTATTCAGCATCGGCCAGAAACCGCTCTCCGAGCCATTCTGCGGGCGTTGTTTTATAGGTGGAATGATGTATCAGCTTTCCGTTGCGTGCTTTCAGTGCGTAGCCGTTTGCCCAGTTCCGCGCCATTGCTGGCGGGTTGAAGCTCTTGAACGTAATGAACCAGTCACCGCCGCGCAAGCAGGACTGCTCCACGTTTCGGATTTGCTCTTCCCCGTCAAACTGGTCAAGCTCTTCAAACCAGCAGATGCCGATATAACCAAACGGCACTTTGATTGACTTTACCTTGCCGGGGTCATCAACACCGAAAAAAAGCACCTTTTGCCCTGTTGGCAAATAGGTGCATTCCATCGGGGAAACTGTGCAACGAAAATTGTCGTGCAATCCAAGCTCGTTGATTGCCCAGACGATTTGCGCATACACGCTTGTGCGCAGCGTGTTGCCGACTTTGCGGAACACTGCCGCGTGGCATTGCGGATGCTTTATGAGCTGCAAAATCAGCTCTATGCTGATATAGCTGGATTTTGTACTGCCGCGCCCGCCCTTTGCGACAAGCTCTTTTACATTGCCCGCCTTGATTTCGCGGTGGGCTTCCCAAAAGCAAGGGGAAACTATATTTGACAATTTACAAGTCATCTACAATTTGCACCCCGCTATCCTCTTTCTGTTCCGGCGTATCGCTCTGCCCCAGATACTGTTTGCCGAGCCAAATTGCCATATTTGCGTTTTTTTGGGCGAGTGCAAATTGATACCGACGCAGAGAGCATTTTCCCTTTCCTCGCTTTTGCTTAAAAACTACGGAAAAACTATCCTTGTATGTCCTTTTGCACCACGCATCAATCGTTTTGTCTGTTACGCCAAAGAAATCGCATATATCTTCTTTTGTACACTGTAACCCGCATAGGTTTTCAAAGTGGTTTTGATCGATCTCTTTTCTCGGGCGTCCTGTTTTTGCCATAAACGCCCTCCTTTTTCTTTTGGCGTTGAATGAATTTCTGCATATCCCTTTTTAAGTACGGGCTGTCTGTCTTTGCGATTATTTTTCGCGCTTCTTTAATTGTCATTTAACAGCACCGCCCTATTCCCCGTCAGGGTTTCCCATCGCTTTACAATCACATCACAGTATCTTGGGTCGAACTCCATTGCATACGCATCCCGACCGTTTTGCTCACACGCAATAACCGTCGTCCCGCTGCCAGCAAACAAATCAAGCACGGCGTCACCGCCTTTAGTGTTGTTTTTGATTTGATAATCGAAAAGCGCCACAGGTTTCATTGTTGGATGCTCTTTATTTTTTGTTGGACGGTCAAATTCCAGCACGGTTGTTTGCTTTCGGTCTGACGCCCACAAATGACCAGCACCAGACTTCCATCCGTAAAGGCACGGCTCATGCTTCCATTGGTAGTCCTGCCTGCCCATTACCATTGCATTTTTTACCCAAATAAGAACCTGCCGGACTTCCCATCCCGCCATCTGGCACGCCGATTCAAAGGCGTATGTCTTTAGAATGGCGTGCCAGATGTAGAATACAGCCCCCGGCTTCATCACAGAATCAGCAGACGAAAACGCAGATTGCAAAAACGCAATAAACTCATCATCGCTTTTTGCATCGTTTTCGATTTTAAGCGCATCTTTTGTTTTGCCTGTGTAATCAACACCATAAGGCGGGTCTGTGAGCAACATGTCTGCAAGACGCCCCCCCATAAGAGCGCTTACATCGTCGCTTTTTGTGCTGTCGCCGCACATAAGCCTGTGTCTGCCAAGCTGCCAAATGTCGCCTTTTTTTGTTATTGGCTCGGATTCCTCATCCACCTCCGGCGCATCGTCTTCTACAACTTCTTCTGTCGCTTCTTCTGGGAGTCCCCAATCAAAATCAAACGCCGCCAAATCCAGCTCCGGCAGTTCGTCTTTCAGCAGGTCAAAATCCCAGTCGCTCTCGTTGCTCTTGTTATCCACCAGCCGCAGCGCATCGACTTGTTCCGGTGTTAAATCATCCACGCAGACGCACGGTACTTCTTTGATTCCCAGCTTTTTTGCAGCCAATGCGCGGCAATGCCCAATCACAATAATGTTGTTTTTGTCCACAACAATCGGCTGCACAAATCCATATTGCTTGATGCTTTCGGCAACATTTTTGATTTGCCTTGCATCGTGCTTTTTGGCGTTTTTTGAGTATGGGTGAATTTCTCCAAGCGATTTCATAACAACTTGCATAACTTCCTCCTTTATGCAACACAAAAAGCCCACACAATTTGTGTAGGCTTATATCCCCCAAAACCCCTTTGCGCCGGAGGAAAAGCGCGTTCCCGCCCTACCGGTCTCTGCTATGCCGGTCTCACCCGTTGCGGGGAGCAAGTCCGCAACGTAATCCAGCGTTATTTATATCCCGTCCGCTGGTCGCGGTTTCTGCTTTGATTAAAGGGGGGCCACAACGCGCAACGGTGTCAGTAACAGCGTCCGCGCAAGCAGATGTGGGGCAGACTTTTTCAGGCTCTCGAAGTCCCGTTGCGACCTGCCATCGCGCCGCACTCCTAATCGGCTTGCCGCTTTGCTTACAGCGTTCAGGTTATCTATCGCGTTTTGCCTGCGCCGGGCTTTCACCGGTGGGAGCGACCCAGCATGTGCCCTCAGCCGGACTTGAACCGGCACACCAAGGCTCTTTCCATCGAGCTACAAGGGCATGTGCGGCTTACTGTTTGCACAGTCGTTGTCATCGTTTGTGAGGGATACCGCGCACGCTCACACAGACAGGTTGCGACCCTGCCCTCTGGTACTGCACATAGGTCTTGCACCTTTGCCGCGCCGTTGCTTCGGAACGCAGCGCCCTTGCCGTATTGACTGGTCAGTCCCAGTTTGCGGCTGGCTATGCAGCAAATAAAATGCCGGTCTTTCCCGGCTGTCAGCCATGGTGTTATAGAGAATAGGAGGTTTTGCTATGGACTGTAATGTACCCGCCTTACAGTTTCCAGCATATTCATAATACCACTTGACAACGTCCCCACAGTTACCCTTTTTTCTTGTCCAAAAGCCAGAAAAATTTTCTTCTGCTTTCGTAAAACTGCCGTCTGCCGCAATACACAGGCTGGTATTCGTAAGCCGTTCCCTCTGTTACGTTTTTCAACAGAGCGCACCAGTTTAAGGGGTCTGCTTCTCTTGCCGCGTCCTCAATGATTCGGACATCTGTGCTTAACTTTAGCGCTCTGTCAGCCTTTCTAGCTGTTGGGTCTGACTTTCCGTTTCCGTGCGGCAAACCGTCATTTGAAACCGCATCAAGCCCTCTTGCACTAGCAATTTCCAACCGCATTTCAGCGTATCTTTTGCAAAAGTGCTTTAATTCAAGGTATCTTTCTTTTGAAATTCCATATTCATCTAGGTTGAGCGGTCTTTCTCTCATTTTTGCTCCTTTCTTCCATTTTCATGCAGCGCGGCAGCGTGCAAATATTGTCATTCTTCCACTCGCACGTAGCGCAAAGATGTTTGCGGGCGTATTCATCAACTAGTTGCTGTTTTGTCATGGGGTCACCTCCTGGGGTAGAAGTCATTTTATAAGCCTCCTTATGATTCTATAACATGCAATGCCGATGCGGGTTACGACAAGCAGCGGCCAGAAAATAAGGACAATAACGTTGTCTGCGCCGTCTACGGTGTCCATTCTGTCTGTGTGGTTGATGTACAGGACGGCGAGCAGGCCGCACAGGTCGTAAACACAGACGGCAACGATAACAAGGATAATGCTTACCCAGTTAGTCATCTGCGATCACCATCCTTTTGCCGCAATAGGGGCAATATTCCATATCCTTGTCTCTCGGGATTTCTACGTATTCATCGCAAGCAGAGCACTGGAAGAAGCCAGGTCCGTATATCATTTCGAGGCTTATCCACTTTGCTGTAGGTCGCAGGGATTCGGGGTCGATGGCAGGTGCTTTCTTGGCTTCGTCCACGATAAATTTCATCCCAGCGTCGTAACCACGCGCATAGGCGGCTTTCTGTTCAGAAAGTAAATTCTTGCCGCCAGACCATGTAAAATGTGCACCGTCATATTGTAAGATTTCTTTAATGTCGATCAACCGCACCGGTTCTTTCGGCTGGCTTGCGCCGGGAATCGGGCAGCCTATTGTTGTATTCATGCGGATACCTCCTCTACAAATGCCATACTCTGGCGCAGATTGAGCGATTTCGGATTGAGAATACAAGCCGGGGCGACAGCACCGATGAGGCACGCACCGACACAGCCAAACCGACCATCAATATCCACAGAACGAACGATGGCCGCGCATCCCGTGTTGGAATCCTCGTCACCGCACCACCAAGGCGTTGCAGTCCAAATCCAGCTGTCGTAGTGCGGGATGTAGTCACGGTACTTGCGGTACTCGTCACATGTCAGGATGAAAACGGTGTCTTTCACTGTTCCATAGGCGCGGTCACCGTTGTCGGCAACAAGGTCAACGGTATGTGACAGCAGACTTTTTTTCTCGAAAATGGCGTTAGCCATATCAGATAGAATCCCCCGAACATTGCTGGTGCGGTAGTTATTCCAGTTGCCTTTTTCATCAGCAAATTTATCACTTGGGCAGAATTTCACTTCTTTTGCCCACGGTTCAGCCATAATTGCCAACAGGCCGCCGTCAGGGTGGTTCGGGTCAAGGCAGACCCACTCAAAGCCTTTGAACATGAAGTGCTCGCCGGGTTGCAGGGTTGTGATGTTAGTCATTGTCGGTTACCTCCGTGAGCCAGTATTTCTTCCTACAATCGGAACAGCTATACATTCCAGTTTTTAGCGCCTCACATTTGTCGTCTTCTTTACTATTTGTGTCAATTTTACACGGGTCAATAACGAGAACCCCATCTTTGTTAAGTTGTGCATTAGGGAATTGTTTAAGAAACTCGCTCTGGCGGGTCTTGACAGGGTGCTCATTTGCCCAGTAAATTACGCGGTCAATATGCGTTTCGATTGTGTCTATGTCGGGATTTGTCATTGCGGATGTAGCAAGCCAGCAACGGTGCCTCAGCCCATCGTACAGAGGGCAGGCCGCACACCCGTCCTTTCCGAGAATCATCGTTCGGCACATGCGAATGCGTGCCTTTTCGTACTCTAATGCGTCCATCACTCATCAACCTCTTCGTTCCAGTAGTCATCGCGGCACCTATCACAACGGCAAGTGATACTCAAATAACCGTACTTGGCGCATCGCGATGGTTTCAAGGTTTTGTCTAATGAGCAAGGCAACAAACGAGTGATGGTGTTTAAATACGCATTCGGGAACTTCTTCAAGAACTCACTCTGGCGGGTCTTAATGGGGTTGTCTTTTGCCCATTGCTCGACAATATGAACAGACTTTTCCACGTATTCGCTTGCATTTCCGTTACAGTAGACATAGTTATCTTCTTCGCAGTTTTCGTGCAATGGGCATTCAAGACAATTGGCTTGACTTTTGCACAGTCTGCGCAAAGTTTTTGTATATTCAACTGTGTCCATAGTCTCACTCCTTACCAATCTGCATTGATAACTACAAAATCTCCGTTTTCTATGGCGCAATCGACTAGCTCCACAATGCTTACCCACATGTATGGTTTGTGTTCTCTTGCAAAAGTTGCAAGGTCTTTTGCCTGTTCGGATGTGAGTGTCATATCCTTTCCGTAAAAATCGCGTTCTGGTTCTTTCTCGCGGATTTGGTATGGCGCGTAATAGCCGATTTTTTCGAGATACTCTTTCCAGACACGGCATCCAGAATCTACACAGTCGCGGATTGTGCCTCTGATGGGCTTGCCGCAGTGCGGACATTTGCCCACATCGTAGCGGCTTATTGTAATATCAAATCCCATTGCGATCACTCCTTATCCAGTCCGCGGGCTACATACTGCCCATAGGTCAGGCCAAGGGCGGCGGCTTCGCGGGTACATTGTTCAATGGGTTTTATGGTTTTCTTCAGGCAGGGATGCGCGGCGGGTTTCTTGCCTTTTTTCAAAACACCGGCATCCCTGCGGCGCTGGTAGGACGCCTGCGCGCTTTTGATATTGCGCTTGCGGATGCAGGAATCGCAATAGCGCTTTGTGGGCTGGACATCCCACATGATTTTCCCGCATGTCTTGCAGAATTTTGTTGTGGTCATAGCGGCTCCTTTGTTTGGGGTGCTTCAATGCCGATGCTTTGCAACGTTACCTGCGCCCAGAGGTCGGCAAGCTGGTCATTGCGGTACTCGTTGTATTTATCAGCAACGGGGCCGGTCATTGCATCCTGAATCCGTTTTAGGGTGCGGGGAGAAAGACCGACCTGATAGCACGCCAGCAGACACAGATAGGTGGCTCGTGTAGCAATGTCGTTGCGCTCCTTCATGACAGCCTCCTGCGCACGGCTCTGGATGCCCTGAATTTTAGCTTCTGCATAGGCGTCTATGGCTTTTTGCATGGCCGGGGTGGGATGAAGTCTGGCTTTCATAGGTTACACTTCCTTACTTGCCGAAATACGGCTTTCCCAGCGTTTGCGCTTTTGCTGCATGATTTGCTCGATTTCATCTGGGTAGTAGTTTTTTTCTTCAAAAACCTCCATACAGAGCTTTACGTCTGCCAGTTCTTCAAGCAAATCCTGCAAGCATTCTTCTTCCGATTTTGGCGTCGGATTCTCATCGCGGAGCTTACGGGCAAACTTCAAGGCTGCCTGCGCAAGCTCTGCGCTTTCTTCTGCCAACTGTTCCAATACGGCGGGAGTCCCGATTGTAGAGCTTATGTACAGATTCCCGGATGTAATCTTTTTACAGCCTACCGGATGGTCTGTGTTACCGCCTTTCAGATTGCAGCATGGACTGCTATAGTCGCAGCAGCAGCCGCAGTCAGGGCATTTACGTTCAGTTGTCATCTACTTCATCCTCCAATTCTTCAATAAAAATTTCGGTGCGGGGGTTCTCTTTGTCGTACATCACGCGGGAACCGTCTGTTGCTGCTACGATGTTGCTGTTGTCATCTTTCAAAATCCTGGCATCAACCAGAATATCCATGATGGCGCTTTCAAGGTTTGTTTTATCTACCCTGTGCCGTGTAGGCATGTAATACAAGCACTTGACATTGTAGCGGCCTTCCAGCGGATTTTTGGGCGCTGGTTTCAAATACATCTTGGCAGCTCTTGCGTACTTCAAGTAGGCTGCGCTTGGCAGAACTTTTGCATACTTTCCCTTATGGCATACCGGGCAGTGCGCACCAACGTATCCGATTCGGGGGCTGTTCTTTTTGGTGATTGGGGGCAGGCTAATGGTGTACTTGCATCTCATAAACTGCCCCACTGTTCTGCCATAGCAGCGGCGATACCTGGAAATGTTTTGGAACGTTCTTTCGCGTGACCGCTGCCAAGCCACCATATTCTGGCCCGCTCTTTTTCCTGCAATGTCATCATGTATTCGTACACATTATTGGTTTCGTGCAGTAGTGAAAGATTCTTTAACCATAGGCACGTTTTCTTTTGCTCTGGGTGTCCGTACTGCCACGGATTTATAATTTGGTCAGGCTTTCGATATAGAGTGCTCATAATCGAAACAGGATTTTCAATCGCAATATGTTCAATCGGCGCCTCGGCAAACTTCAGAAAAAACGCTGCCGCATCATATTTCAGGCTTAAAGGCTTTACGCCCTCACTAAACCATCTCATTCCGGAAACCGCCAAATGCGTGCAAGGCGGGTGTGCAATCAGCAAATCCCACTTGCCTACATCATGAGCCTTGCCGTCCATCGTTACGATTTGCCCCCCATCGATTGCTTTCAGGGCATCACCTAAAATATGCCATTCCGGGTGTCCTCCAGACGGTTCCTGGATGTCACAGCTGTACGCTTCATGTCCGCGTTCTCGGAACGCCTTGCAGACTGTCTGCGATTCTTCACAGGCAACTAATACTTTCACGGTGCTATCTCCTTTACTTTCGCGTAAAATTTCTCGCTGTACCAAATGTCCAGCAGGCGGGGATTTTGGGTGTAACCTGCGGTGCGCAGGGCGGCTTCGGCGTTCCAACGTGTGGAATACAGGCGCTTGGAGTGGGTGATGTCGCCGGTAGAGCGGGAGTAGGTGATGATTTCAAAGCGTTTCATAATCAGAACGGCAGGTCGCCTTCATCCTCAATGAGGGCAAAATCATCGGCTTGACCCTGAGAATAGGCGGGCGGTGCTGCATCAGGTTCACCCTGCGTGCGTTGTGCGGCGTTCTGCGAGGCGGGGCTGGTACTTTCCTTACTGCCGCAGAAATTCGCGTTCTGGGCCACGATTTCAACGGCTGTGCGGTTCTGGCCGTTCTTGTCCTGATAGCTGCGGCTCTGCAAGCGGCCATCAATGGCAATCAGGGAGCCTTTCTGGAAATACTTGCAGACGAACTCTGCCGTCCTGTCCCATGCAACAACGTCCAGCCAGTCTGCCTGGCTCTGGCCGTTGGCGTCACGGCGTCCGCGATCACAGGCGATGCGGAACGACGCAACATTCTTGCCCGTCGTAGTCTGGCGAAGCTCCGGGTCACGCGCAAGGCGACCCATGATTGCAACAACATTCAGCATATTTTCACCTCAACATGAAATTTTCTCTTGTGTGCGCTTTCCAAATAATACCTGTTTATAGCTCTCCGGAGCCGCGCTGCCAAGCTGTAACACGCCAGCAGCAAACCATTCCGGCAGCGGTATGCCGAGTTCTGTGTACCTGTCCCACGCAAGGCGCATAGACCAGTTATCGGCGACGTTGTATGCGCTGTATTTGACAGCAGCTTCCCGCACCTCGCTTACAGTTGGCTTGAATCGGTGCGTTTTGGAAAGCTCCTGCACAGCTTTCAGTGCGGCGCTGTAGGGGACGTCGGCAAGCGACGCCGCCCAGGCTTTGGCAGTTTCCTCGGCGTTCGTTTTGCTGCAAATGTTATCCCAGTAGTTCATAGCCAGCGACAGGAGCGCCGCCGTCTGCTGATAAGTCATCTGCTATGCCTCCTTTCGCAATTTCGCGCAGCTTTTCTTGTGTGGTTTTCATCTGCTGCCGTTGTGAAGTTCCTTTCTGCTGGCTTCTGGCTTCTTTTTCGGCAAGATACGCCGCGCGGGTGGTAATGTTCTTTTGCAGACAGTCACGTAAAATCGCCTGCGCATAGCCCCACGAACGCTTATTGTTAATAGCGGCCTGATTGATTGCCTCGCAAACAAAGTCAGGCCCTACCTGTTCCAGATAGCCCACAATGCTATCAAATGCGGCACGAGGAAGTGCGCCGATGTTCTGCTCGTAACACTCGACACACTGCTGCAAGCCTTCGCGCGCTTGCGCGGTAGTCGTAGTAGTAGTAATATTTTGTTCTTTGTTCTTTGTTCTTTGTTCTTTGTATTGGCTTGTTTGGCCATCGTTCGCTTGCGAACGCTTGCGTTCGCTATCGTTCGCTATCGTTCGTTTTTTAGCGTTTTCTGAATTTTTCCTGCATTTTGCGATGTACTGTTCTTGAGATACCTTGATATTACGGGTGATGAACCGATACGCAATCACTTCCTTGCCAGTGAGCGGCTCGGGCTGTTCTGCTCCTACGCAATAAGCGCAAAGCGCATACATAAGCCGTCGAAACTCACTGTCCGAAAGGTCGGACGTATCTTCCATATACCCGGGATAAAAAGGGATATATTTCAATTCAGCCATATTCAGTTGTCCTTATCTTGATGACAGTGCATATAAATGTACTCGGAATGCGCTGTCATGTTCTGGTATAGCCAATCGTCGGCTTTTTCTTTACTCAAATGCTCGTGCATCACGCGCTTTTCATACACAAACTCGCCGTTAATTTTCTTTTCGGCTATGCGGTCTTTAATGTCCGCTTCTGTGTAATTGGCTTCGACGAGATAGAGATTATAGCCTTTGGCTGTTATTCCGTTCAGATTGTTTGCGTCTGTCGCATAGAACAATCTTTCAACGGGAGGCTGCGGCAGCTCTATATGCCAGCAGCAATTTTGTACATCATGCTTTGTTTCCTGCGCCTTAATTCTGCACAGATTCTTGTAGTTGTACCAGCGTTCTGTTCGTATCACGTCAATCTGGCTCATTTTAACGCCAGCATTCACGAGGGCTGCACATAACCACACACAGCACGCAAAACGCAATGTGGGCCGCTCTCTGGCGAGCCTGCGAAGCGTGGCGGGGTTGAAGTGGTCGCCGTGGATATGTGTGAGCAACACGAGCTTCAGGCATTTGTAATCGTCCGTCAACCGAGAAAATGAAACGCCGCAATCAATCAATATTGAGTTTTGAATGAGAACGGCGTTCCCTTGGCTTCCGGTTGAAATAATCTTGCAGTCCATCTTACAGGCTGCTCAAGTCGATTTTCTTCGGCTCGGCGGCTGCGGTCTTGGCTTCAACGGCCTGTTCGGCTTGCGGCTGATCAATCTGTGGTACAGGCTGTGTAACAGCTTCAAGACGTACATCCTTTGCGGACGCGACGCGCTCTGCAATAAGCTGGCCGTCGTTGTCATGCGTGATGGTGTCATCATGCTCAAGTGCCGTTTGCATATCAACGCTCATAACGCCCCAGCGGGAAATAAGCTGACGAAGCATGGTTTTCTTTGCCATGTCATCAAAGTTCTTGTACCAGAACGAGGAATATCTCCACATTTCTCTCTGCGGAACTTTCCCGGCGAGCAAATCCTCATAGCCTTTGCGACTGAATGCCGGGCTGTAGGTGTCTGCATGGGTCATCATCTTTTCTTTGCTCCAATACAGCACCTTGCGGAATCCGTTCAGGTACTCAAAGAATGCCATGTAACCGACTGTCGGCAGGGCATCGCGCACATCATCGTCCTCGATAAACTTAAACCGGGCTTTTCCGGTTTCGGGGTCTTTGCCGCTGTACTCGCCCTGCTTGATAACCATAACATCAAGGTCTTTGTACTGGCCGCTGCGCAATGCCAGCTGGACATAGCCTTTGTAACCAAGCACGAATGTGGCGGTGGTGGTTTCCGGGCGAATCATGTTGCCGTCTCGGTCATACTTGGCCTTCTGCTTGAACGGCACGAGGTAATACTGACCCAACTGCGGGGAAGGGCTGAGGTTGAGCGATTCGCCCAGCAGGGCACCCGCAAGAATCGTCCCTGCATCACACTCCTGCAAAGCGGGATTCACCGCAACGGCGCTTGTAATGCTTGCCGTAAAACGCCGCGCACGGTCCGGGTCGCGCAAGGTGTTGTTAATAAGGTTCTGGTATCCCTGCGTATTGATCGCAACGGAAAACTTCGGTTTCTGTGTCAACTGCTGATTAGATGTCGTCATAGGTCATACCCTCCTGCAAAATAAACTGTTTCAGTTTCTTCAACTGTTCAATGGTGCCGCGAACTGCAAACTTGACCTCGTAAACGTCCTGCGCGGCGGTTGGCGTTTCTGTAAGTGGTTCTTCATCGGGGACGGGTACTTCTTCAACAGGCGGCTGTACTGCGTCAGGCTGCGTCTCTCGCGCTTCTTCGATGGCCTGCTGTACCTTTTCTTCTGCCGCCTGCTGCTGTTCCAGTGCAGCGCGGCGCTCGGCGACACGCTGCTTTTGAAGTTCGATCATGGCGTGTCTGGCGCGAACTGTACTCAACGCCAGCGCAACATTCAGCGATTTTTTGTACTCGACCAGCAACTCTGCGGCGTCATCATGGCGGGAAAGTTCCTGCACCTCTTCGGCGATTTTAAGAACCGTCGATGTAAGCGCGGTCTTTGTGCCGTTCACGCTGGTAGAAAGCCCGATTTTAAGGTTCATCTGCTCAAAACGCAGCCACGGCAGATTATTTGCTTTGCAAAGCTCGTCAAAGTAGCTCTGTACGGCCTTGACCTTATCGGCCTTCAAGCCTGCTTCTACCTCATCGATGCGGCGCTTAAGCTCGGAATCTGCCTTCTTGTACGTGTCGGAGATGCAGTCCTTATAAACCGCTTCAAACTGGTTGTACGGCTCCATGATGGCTTCTTTAACGCGCTTTCGCTGTTCTTCCATCGATGCAAACTCTTTGCCCAGTTCCGTGCGGATTTTCTTTACATCTCCGCGCGTTTCTTCCGTGCAAACAAGCTGCATCGCGTTCTTCGTGCGGGTCTCTACATCGGCTTTAACCAGCTGAAGATGCTCTTCGATAATGGGCAACTGTTTCAGCGTGATTACCTGCAATTTCGTTTCCATTTGTCAAACCTCCATGTATTCGAATCTGCGCATGCTCTGGCTCATCCCTGTTTCAGCGGAAAGCGTAAGGTCTCGCATCTGCTGATATTTGATGAAGTCTGGCGTAGAGCGGTCATGTATAATCTGTTGCATGGCCTGAAAGTGTTTCTGGTATTTATCAGGGGCATTGTCCTCAAATGCGGTTCTCATTCTCTCGCAAGTCATCTTTATCCCTCTGCTGCAACCGCAATCGGGATGCCGAGCGCGGTCAAAACTGTTTTCACGTCCAAATCATCGTAGCGGTAAATCGCGCCGTCGATGTCTACAATCTCGTCGCCCTCGTAGTACGGTACGCCGTCAGCGTCCGTTCCAATCGGTTCATCATCATAGGGCGGAAAGGGGTTGTCTTGATGGCCCCAGAAGCTAGTCATTCGTCTGCCTCCTTTGGATACAGCCCACACAGCAGATTCAGCGCCAGCAGGGCAGCGATGGTGGTGGGGATGTTGAGAGAACCGAGCGCAGCAAGCAGCAGCACCAAATCTGCGGTGATTGCCAGCTTGACGGCAGAGCGGGTAAGTGATAGAATACAGTTAGAGCTTTTTGCGATGCTCTGTTTTTTTGCCGTTCCGGTGGTGGTGCACCGGGGCGGCGTTTTTGTTTTTGTCATGTGATCAGGCTCCTTTTAAAAAGTTAATCAATGCAGTACGCAGGTTTTCAAACTCTGTAATGTCGTCCTGCGAGGCGGTAGGCGTGACGGTAGATTTTGGCACGTCCGCCACCGGGTAATACGTTGCAAATTCGTCAAGCGTGATGCTCAGTGCGGCGCACGCTTTGCCAACCTCCGGCCAGCGCCAATCATTAGCGCCGTTGATGCGGTTTGACATCTGCGTTTTAGACAAGCCGCAGACATCTGCAAGGCGCTGTTTGTTGTAGCCCTTGCTTTTGATAAGAGCTGTAAAAGCAAGGTTTGTCATGTTCATCATCTCCTTGTAACACATATCAAGAAGTTGTATACTGTGCGAAAGGGGGAAAATAGTATGGATTTAAAAATTCCAGATTTTACAAAAGACATTGACTTTGAAAGCACTCCGCTGAAAAATATTGAAAAAGCATCAACGGAAACTGCCGTACAAGCCAAACGCCTTGCAGAGTTAGCGGAGCGCCGTGCTCAAAAAGCTGAGCAGGATGCAAAGGATGCCGATGCCAGTGCAAAGCGTGCAAACGCTATTGCCATTGTATCGGTAATAATCGCTGCAATTTCTCTTTTCGGCGAAGCGCTCGGCCTTTTCCCGCTCTCTTTTTAACCAGTGTTCAAAGTAGAGCGTAAAAACCAGATTGCATATCGCACTGCCCAGCACGGCGCCCTTGATAGCAATTGTGACAAACTGTTTAGGTGTCATTTGGTTGCTCCTTTTTATAAAGCATTCAAGCACAGCAGTCGGAACATCTCACGGCCTTTAGGCGTGATAAGTGTCTGTGTGCCGCTCCACTTGGTTTTCTCGTTAAAGCACTCTTTAACCTCAAACAATCCGTTGTTTTTATCGGCGTATGGCATCAGCTTTGCTTTTTTATTTCTGTAGATGTATTTCTTTTCCATCAAGAAAGAAATAAACTTTTTCTCTTCAACTCCAAGTTGTTTTGCCGTCTCACGAAAGCTGGTCAGCAAATTACGGTCTACAAGTTCGTCAAAATATTCAGCTTTAGGCTGCATAATAGCATTCTGAACTGTAAGTTCCGAAATCCTCGCCTCACGTTCCGCAAGCGTTTTGTTGGCAACCAGCAGGGCTTTAGCCATCAATTCGGATGGGGTAAGCTGTTCCTGCCCGGCGATGTAACCACCGTTTTTGCGGATACTGGGCAAGACTTCACTGGTGACCCACTTGCGGAAGGGTTTGGCCTCCGGCTTGTCGCTGCGCAGGATGACGTTGTACAGGCCGCTCTCGTTGACAGCCGTCATTTCCTGTGCACCACCAAGGGTGTCCACTCTGACCGGCGCCCTTTCGTCATCGTCCAGCCGTTCGGCAGCATCCCGGTATTTGGAGATGCCCAGCACCTTGCACACGTCCTTCAGGACGAACCACGGTTCACCGTTCATCTCAACCGTGCGTACATCGTTGTTTTCGTACTTAAAAATCTGAATGTTGTTCATTCGCTCACTCCTTTCTTTCTGCAATTAGTTCACTTACAGCCGCTTCCATCTTCTTCTGAATGTCAGGCGGTTTGCGCTTGCTGTTCAGAATCAAACAGATATAAGGCTTGCCGTAACCGAGCTTTTTTGCTACATCTTCATAAGAAATGTCGTTGTTGTGCATTTTCCCAATCAAACGACCGGTCCACGCTTCGGGCATTTTTTCACCTCCCTAGTAAAAATTAGAAGTAAACAAAATTGACTGCCGCGACACAATATGCTATAATCTGAACTGCCAGAGTAAGGCAGAAAGGAAGGTGGTCGTCCCTTGACCAAACTTTTGAGTATGCCAGTTCCAGACTAAAGAGATTGCGTAACGCGCTATGGCTTAAACGGCTGCCCCAAAGCTGCCAAAGGTTACGGCAAGTCCACAGAATTGCAAGTTCGTTTTGCAAGCAGCGGATGCGCATTGCACAAAGGACCGTGTACTTGCCCGCTCACATTGAGCGGTTCCATTGCTGCAAACTTGTTCTGGTAAAAAACTTTGGGGAAAATCCGTCTGCTAACGAACAGCAGGCGGATTTTTTTGCTGTCGCGGCAGTAATTATGGTTGCAAAAGTTTACAAAGTATGCTATATTGTAGTTGTCAGATACATAAAAGCATTAGGCGCGGGCAAGAGGTTGCCGGGGCTTTGTTTGTTGCAAACTTTTTAAACCATGATTATAGTATACAGCAAACTTTTTAAACCGTCAACCCTCCTGTGCGAACTTTTTGAACTTTAGCATTTTGCACAAATTGGAGGTATTGTTTTAGTGTTTTACGACAAGTTTGTAAACCTTTGTGCTTCCATTGGGAAAAAGCCTACACCGGTAGCTCAAGAATTAGGGATTAGCAAAGGTACAGTTGCGAGTTGGAAAAGGAGAGGAAATGACCCAACTGACGCATATTTGGCAAAGATTGCAAATTACTTTGGTGTATCTGTTGACGAATTGCGCGGGGATACCGAAAACGAAAAAAAGCCCACCGCACAAAGCGATGGGCTAATATCTGGTTTGCCGCAAGATGTACAAAAAATTATTTCTCTTTGCCAAGAGAACCCTCGGCTTGCAAGCGCTCTATTAAATCTTGCGCAGCAGTTACAAAATCGGTCATCTGGTCAGGCGTAAAGGTTGAAACGATTTCAATAAGCTTTTCTGTGTCCGTCATTGCTGATTCCTCCCAAAAAATGTAAAGGTGGTTCTATTATGTCTAAAAAGCAAATCGTACGATGGGTAATTGCTGTTTTGTGCATTTTGTTTGTTCCTGTATGCGGCAGCCCAATTTCCGTTGTTTTACTTCTTGGCGCGGCAATCACCGTCGCGCCTGTCGAAGCAATTCAGCAGCACTTAAAAAAGCCATTAAACATTATTATCCCTGTAGTTTTCTTTGTAGCCGCTGTAATGGCCGCACCCAATACAACAAGCCAAAAAACTGAAGAGCCTGCGCCAACAGCAACGCCAGAAGCAACCGCTACCCCAGAGCCTACGCCGGAAATCACCGCAACGCCAGAGCCTACCGAAGAGCCATTACAGGAAAGCAGCGATAGCACCGATAACAGCGACATGAAGTTTTTTGCCGCAATTGTTGAGTATGCTGCTTCTCAGTCTTACGCAGAGGATAAATACAAAGTTGAATATGATGATAGCGGCATAACCCTTTCTGTGTGGGGTGACAACCTTGCAATGGGGGCAGCGCTTGCGTCCTCTGGTGATGAAAACGCAAAGCAAGAATGGGAATCCAACGTTGTTGACCCCTTTGTTGAATTAAACAAACAGCTTGTAGAACAGGCAAAACAAAATGGGTTAGACGATGCCGTTATTATGACCAATGTTCTTAATGATGCAAATTTGGACAACACATTACTTAGTGTTCTTAACGGAGCCGTTATTTATGACTGTGTAAGCGATTCGTAAACCGTTGATTGTATTTTACACAACTTGAAGTTGTATTTCAACACTTTTACAAAAATACTTGTTTGTCAAGTCTTTATAATCCGCTTTTTCGGTCTTCTGCGCCCGTGTCTTGCTGGAACATCCAAATCAGGCAGTTTCTTCATGGCCCGCTTTCCTCCTTGCACGGTCTTGCAGCACAGCACGGTACAGGGCTTCAATGGTTGCCGCATTACGGTTTTGGTAATTCTTTAGACGTTCAACGTTATTCATTGTTGATTCCTCCTGTGTTTTCTGACTACAGTAAGAATCTTAACATGTTTTTTATACCATAGCTTCCATTTATTTCCATAGCATTTTTTGAAGAAATATTTCTTTATATTTTCTTGATTGCTACGGTAGAAAAATTTTACCGCATTTGAAGTGCAAAACATGTAAAAATTTGAGGGTGATGAAATGGAAAGTAGAGCTGATTTCCGAGAACGTGAAGGACTTATTCTTTCGCAGTGCCGGTTGGAATCCGGGCTTTCGCAAGAATATGTAGCCAGGCAGATGGATGTGAACATCCGCACGGTGCGCAACTGGGAAGATGGGCTTTCCCCTATCCGAAACGATGATTTGTTAATGTGGTTCACAGTCTGCAAACAATCCCCATGGCGCTGGCTGCAGCGCATCTGGATGCCGTCTGCATTCAGCGATACCGATACTCCAAACTGGACGGACGAGCAGGTAGACAAGGCACTTTCTGATTATATCGCTCAGATGCCGAGCCTGTACAAGCGCCGCCTGCTGTATATCCTTTGTGGGGCGCACGGGAGCGATTGGGCGGGCCAAATAGATTTGCTGTGTGCTAACGCGCATACGTCCATGCAAAGCCGTGTACGCGTCTGCCAGGCCGTAATACAGAACTACCGGATAGATACCGTAACTGGGGATGACCCATGCCCGGAAAGCATCAAGCCGGACTTTGACCGCCTGCAAATATGCCTGCAAGCCGGAGAAGCTGCCGTTCTGGCAGGTGACGGCGAATATAACGCAAGGGAAAAATAGAAAATCCCCTGCCGGTGGTGCCACACCAGCAAGGGATAAAGAGCCGTCAACACAAAAAAGTTGACGGCATTATTATAGCACATACAAAAAGGAGCCGCAATATGAAAAGGACAAATACCGCAAAATGGATTGAAAGCGCCGGGCGTTGGCAAATCAATGTGCAGAAGAACGGCGTGCGCAAGACGTTTACTAGCGCCAAGCCGGGCCGCACAGGCCAGAGGGAAGCTAACAAAAAAGCAGATGAATGGCTTGACATAGGCGTAAAGACGGAACGGATTAAGGTTTCTGACGCATGGGAACAGTTGCTACAGCAGAAAAAACTTGTGTCTGATGCAGAATACAAAAATATGGCATCGTTCGGCCGCTCCCATTTGCTGCCAGCCATCGGGATCAAGTCGATAAAAGCCGTTACGGAACAGGATTTCCAAAAAATTATAGATTATGCGTTTCGCCATCCACAGGGGAACAGCAAAGAGCCCTTATCCAAAAAGACGTTACAGAACTATGCCAGCTACTGCAAGCAGTTTACGAATTTTTGCCGAAAATCAAAATGGACAACGCTTGAGCTTGAAGAGTTACAGATTCCGGCAGCATCCAGAAAAAAAGGAAAGAACGTGCTGACAGTTGAAGCGCTGAACACGCTGTTAAAAGTAGATACGACCATCATGCGCGGAAAATCTGTGCATGATGAATACATAAATTATTATAGGTTTCAGGTGCTAACAGGCATGCGCCCCGGTGAAATGCGGGGGCTGCGATGGGAAGACGTTGACGGGAATCTGTGCAGACTGAAGCAGGCAATCAATGCGCACGGTCAAATCACGCAGGGAAAAAACGAAAACGCATTGCGCACGGTAGTGCTATCCAGACGCGCAGTGGACGTGCTGGAAGCTCAGAAAGCCGTGACTGGAAAGCAGGAGTACATCTTCCCCATGGCATCCATGCACACCTACTACCACCGCTGGCAGCGCTATCAGCGCTCTAATGACATGCCGGAGCTGAGTCTTTACGAACTGCGCCACACGTTTGTGAGTATCGCAAAGGAGTTGCCGACTGGCGAATTAAAGCAGCTAGTCGGGCATAGCGAGGATATGGACACATACGGCACATACTCTCACTACATCGCTGGAGATGACGAACGGACAGCCCAAAACCTACAAGAAATCTTTGATAGATTGGTGGACTAAAAAGTACACACTAAAAGTACACACTTTTTTTCTTAAATGTATGAAATAATAGAAAAAGTATGTGATAAAACAAAATAATATAGCAATATACCGCTATATTTTTAATCACTAAAAGCATTGTGTATAGTTCGAGTCCTGTCACCTCGACCA